AGATGCAGGTAGTTTGCGTGTTGGTACAGGTCAAGACTTTACTATCAACCATGATACTACAAACACAACCATCACAAACAGTACAGGTATCCTTGCTATTGATGGCGCAGCAGCAAGTTCAATTCGTGTAAACGAAGCAGGCGCAAACGTTGACTTTGTTGTAGAAGGTGATAGTAATACTGCACTCCTAACAGTTGACGCAAGTGGCGACAATGTTGGTATTGGTGGTGCACCAAATGCTAACGCAGTGTTCCACGTTAATGATACAGGCGCAATGATACTTGCTGCAGGTACAACTGCACAGCGTCCAGGTACTGGTGTAGCAGGTATGTTCCGTTATAACTCAACTAATAACCAGCTGGAATACTATGACAACGCAGGTTGGGAATCACTAAGTACATCGTTTACAATTGCTACATCACAAACATTCAACGGTGATGATACTACAACAGAATTTACACTTAACGCACTGACTGGTGCAGATAGTTATACTGTTGCCGGCGTACTTGTAATGCTAAACGGTGTTGTACAGGAGCCAACAACTGTTTATGGTATCTCAGGTACAACACTGACATTTACAACTGCTCCTGCAACAGGTGACTTGATTGAAGTGCGTAAGTTTACTACAACTACAACTGTTACTACACTAAGTGACTTGGATGGCGATACACTAGTACAAGTTGAAGAGTCAAGTGACGAAGATAAAGTACGCATTGACACAGGCGGAACAGAGCGTGTGGTTATTGATAGTACAGGTCTTATCTTACAAACAGGTACACTACAAGGTACTGCAACTTCAGCAAAATACGCTGACTTGGCTGAGATGTACGCTGCAGACGAGGAAATTGCTCCTGGTACTGTAGTACATTTTGCAGGAGAAGGCAAACTAGCAGCATGTGATACAGCTAACTGCCGTGCAGTAGCAGGTATTGTTAGTACTGATCCAGCACACTTGATGAACAGTACACAAGAAGGTGTTGCACTTGCACTAGCAGGGCGTGTACCTTGTAAAGTAACAGGTCCAGTTGTAGCAGGCGACTTGATGGTAAGTGCAGGCAACGGTATGGCAATGGCAAACAATGAGGCAGCATTAGGCACAGTAATTGGTAAAGCAATCGAAGCAAATGCGGATGGCGAAGGCGTAATTGAAGTTCTAGCACTAATGATGTAACAGGCACACATAGATTAAAAATAGCACCCGACGGGTGCTATTTTTTTGACTGGTTTGGTAGATAAATACTAACATATTTAAAGGATTGCATGAATGGCATTTACTAGACCAAAAGCCTCCCAGATTAATTTTGATGTAACCAATATTTCTGATACACTGATACGTTTGAACAGTGGACAGACAGGAAGTGCAGATAAAGATGTAGGCATTGTAATAGAACGTGGTGATGATACTAATGTTGCTATTATATGGGACGAAAGTGCAGATCAGTTTGTACTAGTAAACACCACAGAAGATGGTAGTACAAGTGGTAATGTTACTATTAGCAGTTATGCTGGATTACAAGCCGATGCTATTGTATATGGTTCACTTAATGATGGTACAACAACACTAACTGCAACTGTAGCAGAACTTAACTATGTTGACGGCGTAACCAGTGCTATTCAAACACAGTTAAACACCAAAGCATCATTAACTGGAGTTGAAACACTAACAAATAAAACACTAGGTGCTACAACTGTTGCAGGTAATATAATACCAGATTCTGATTCGGCATACGATTTAGGATCTTCTAGTTTAAAGTTTAGAGACTTATATTTGAGTGGATCAAGTCTTAACCTAGATGCATTTAGTATAGAAACACATGCTAATGGTATTACATTTAATCATAGTTTAAACACTACACTACTTCCTGTTGGAGGAGGTGCTCATACACTTGTAACTCTAGCAGGAACAGAAACACTAACAAATAAAACACTTACTGCTCCTGTTATTAGCAGTATTAGTAACACCGGTACACTAACACTTCCTACTAGTACTGGTACTGTTGCACTAACAAGTGAAATTCCTACAAATGTTAGCGAACTAACAAACGACAGTGGATATTCGACAACCACTGGTACAGTAACCAGTGTTGCTGGTACTGGTACAGTAAACGGACTTACACTAAGTGGAACAGTAACAAGCAGTGGCAGTTTAACACTTGGTGGTACATTAAGCATCACAGAAAGTCAAATAAGTGACTTAGGTAGTTATATTACTGCAAGCTCAAGTGATACTTTAACTAACAAAACACTTACAAATCCTACTATTAATGCATTTACTGGTACTGGAAATGGCACAATTACAGGTAATCTTACTGTTACAAGCACAGTGGATGCTGATACATATACTACTGATGGACTTACACTAGTTGATAATAATATTCTATCTAACAGAAGTAATGATAACATCAATCTTATCCCTAGTGGTACTGGCACAGTAACAATTAACGGCAGTGCTTTTCCTACAGGATTTGGAACAGATGGTTATGTGCTTACTACAGATGGCGCAGGTACTCTTACTTGGGCAGAGTCGGGCAGTGGTGGAGTAACTGCTGGACATACTATTCAAAATGCAGGATCTAACCTTGCAGCAAGAGCAAGTCTTAATTTTGATGGTACTTATATTATTGCAACTGATGATAGTGGAAATAATCAAACAGATATTACAGTGAGCAGTGAACTACAAGCACTACATAATACTACAATGCCAAGTGGAGCAGTAGTCGGTACAAGTGATACGCAAACATTATCAAACAAAACTATTAATAGTGCAAATAATACACTAACACTGAATTTAGGCGAAGTTACCTTAACAGGCACTACATCTGAATTTAACACTGCATTGAGTGATGATAGTTTTGCTACACTAACCAATACAGTAACTCTTACAAACAAAACAATAGATAGTGCTAGTAATACACTAACACTTAATCTTAGTGAAGGCACGCTTAGTGGCACAACAGCAGAGTTTAACACTGCACTTAGCGATGATAGTTTTGCCACTCTAACAAATAGTGTCACGCTTACAAATAAAACACTCACATCGCCTTCGCTTACTACGCCTGAAGTTACTACAGCAATAACACTTAATGCACAAGCAGACTTGCGATTCGCTGATAGTGACAGTAGTCATTGGTTAGCGTTTCAAGCACCAGCAACTGTCGCGGCAAATGTAACTTGGACTTTACCTGACAGTGATGGTGCTAATACACAAGTTTTAACAACTGATGGCAGTGGAAATTTAAGTTGGAGTGATGGCGGTGGAGGTGGAGGCGGAGCCTCTACACTCAGTGGCCTTGGCGATACGACTATTAGCAGTGTAATACTAAATGATATGCTTGTTTATGATGGCAGTGCATGGGTTAATAAAAACTCTCATGAAGTTGTACCTAACATTCCTTTTACTAAGCGAGATAGCACCTTGCAGTATTTGAATTTAGTAAACAAAAGAGATATGACATCTATTATGGGATTTTTAAATGACAGAGTTGTACAAAGTTACTATGTTCCTTTTACAAAGAGAGATGAAACATCCGTAACAACACTGTTACTAGGATAAATACAGTAAGGATTAGGAAAGAATAAATGGCAGCAAAAACTCCAATTAAGGCAACTTTTAGCGGTAGTGATGTAAATGGTCTTGCAGAATTTACCGCAGATGATTTTGTAGAAGTAGCAGACGGCGGCACTGGTGTTGTAACTCTCACTAGTAATGGTGTGCTTGTAGGAGCCGGTACTAGTGCAGTCGACACAAGCAAAGCCGCCCCTACTGGAGATTTTGTTGGCACAAGTGATACACAAACACTAACAAACAAAACAATTACAAGTGCAACAATAAACACACCTACAATCACTGGTGATACTACATTTAGTGATGGCGCATATGACTTTGATATTGCTAGTCATGATACAGTCAATGGACTTAAACTAGGCGGTGTTTTAGTAACTGCAACTGCAGCAGAGATTAATGCATTAGACGGGATTACAAGCACAGTTACAGAACTTAACATAGTTGACGGTGATACAAGTGTAGGCACAACTGCGATTGCTGGAACCGATGGACTTGTTACTAACGATGCTGGTACTATGAGACAGACTAGTGTAGATACACTAGACACTTATCTAGCGGCAACAACTAAAACACTAACAAACAAAACACTAACATCGCCTACTATTACAGAACCAGAAGTTAGTACTACACTAGACATGAACGCACAAGCAGTAGTGCGTTTTTATGATGCGGATAGCAGTAACTTTGTAGGGTTTAGAGCACCGGCTACAGTAGCTACAAACTTTACCATGACATGGCCCGATGCTGATGGTTCTAGTGGTCATGTATTGACTACAGATGGCGCAGGTAATCTAAGTTTTGCAGCCGGTGGTGGTGGTGGTAGTAGTTCTGGGTACAATAACAGTACCATTAGTACCCTTCCAGGTAAAAATGGCAATTTTGATTTGAGTTATAATGTTGCACAGACAGTGCAAGAAACACCATTTGATAGTGGCGCAACTGATCCTTTTGGAGTCAACCTAGGTTCGGTGTTTACAATGATGGATCCGGTTGGCACAGTTGAAGATGCAGCAGGCGCAGGCTTGGATTTAGGTGTATTAACATAATAAATAAGGTATATAGCAGGAGTAAGAAATGCCTACAGTATTACAGTTTCGCAGAGGAACAACATCACAAAACAACGCTTTTACAGGCGCTGCTGGTGAACTAAGTATTGACACAGATGTAGATAGTATTCGTGTACATGACGGTTCTACAGCAGGCGGCTTTGAAACAAATGCTAAACAAGCACAATACGCTGACGTTGCAGAACGCTATCAAGCAGATGGCGAGTACGAGCCTGGAACACTATTAGTATTTGGCGGTGATGCTGAAGTAACAATATCAACTACAGCAATCAACAAACGTATTGCGGGTATTGTAACAACAGATCCTTACTGTGTAATGAACAGTCCAAAAGACCGTAGAGATGATCCAACCTTTCCTGCAATGGCTCTCTTAGGTCGTGTACCTGCTAAAGTAATTGGTGAAGTTCAAAAAGGTGATTTAATGGTATCTAGTGATACTGCTGGACATGCATGTGCATGGACTGAAGAAGGTTCACCGCCTGCTGGCAGTATTGTTGGCAAAGCAGTACAAGATAAAACTAGTGCAGAAGCCGGTGTTATTGAGGTAGCAGTAGGAATCAACTAATATGCCCCAAGGTCGGTTTTACACCGCAGACTACCTAGGGGAGATGGTTAGCGCAAACACCAATTGGAAAACTAGAAACGATCCAGAAAGTATGACCTGGGTCGAAAAAACTATTTTCAATGAAAATCATAATGGTGTTGCGCATGTTATAGGTAACAGTACTGCAAGAAAAGATTTTTATTTGCCTTTGCTAAAAGGCCAACACGGCGGTGAAGGTGGAGTACAAAGTGTTGGACAAACTTATGGATGCAATTTACTCTACAAAGATTTTGCTCCTGATTTTTTAATTTGCACAAATAAAATTTTATGTAAAGAAATTGTAGAAAGTGGTTATTGCGGAGATAATATTGTTTACTCTAATGTAAAAAATATACTAGAATATCCAGGAAACTTTCATTTATATCCAAAATTATTTACAGCAAGCATAGGAAATTTGGCACTTAGACTAGCGTGTGCAGATGGGCATAATACTATTTTTATGTTAGGTATGACCACATATAATAGCAAAATAGATAATTTATATTATGGACAACATGAGGTATACAAAGAGATAAATCAGTCTGGAGCCAATTTAAAATTGGTAAATGATGCTTGTAAGATTTTTTTAACTTACCCAGATGTAAAATTTTATTTTGTTTGTAAAGACCCTGGATTAATGCCAGAAGCATATAACTGGTGCCCTAATGTAGAAGAAATAACAGTACTGCAGTATTATAATCTAGCACAGTTAGGCGCTATTGCACATTAAATCTTCGACTGTTTTAATTTTATCAACAATCTCATCAATTTGAAATGTGGTAAACACCCCGGGGTGTAGAGGTTTGGGCCAAGCGTCTAGTTTACTCCAGGCATAACCTTTGTGTTCATTGTTTAGTTTAGGGATAAATTCATTTTCTACTACACAAACATAGGTACTGTATGTAAAGTTATTTTTACTGTTAGTAAACTTTTCTACTGGGATAGTTTTTAGCACAAGCGGAATAAAGCCAATTTCTTCAACAATTTCACGCTGTAGTGCAGTATATTCTGTTTCACCTGCTTCTACTTTGCCGCCAACAAACGCCCATGTGTTATTATACCTGGCGCCATTGCGCAGTACAAACATATATCTACTTGTTGATTTGCTTAGAAATAACGCTCCAACACTACTGTTAGATAACGATGCTCCAGTCGCCTGCTCGATATTCGCCTTCATAAGACTTGACCCACTCTGTTCCGGTCCACTTGTATTGTAAGCCTGTGTTAGTATTAGTCATATAGTGTACACCCGAATCACCGCTACTGTCAAATGCTACTTGCCAATTAGCACCGTTATACTCGATAATGTCGTTTGCTTCTGCAACTAAACTACCCCACGCATCCGGCCCATCTGTATTACTTGTATTGCCTATTGCATTTAAAATAAGATAACGCTGTCCTTGTGCTGCAGTTGCAAGTCCTGCACCTGGAGCACTGCGTAGAGGATTAATAATTTTTGTCACTGCAGGCAAATCATTTGTAGGAATAGTATCGCTTTGAACAGTCCATAATAGTTTGTAAGGATCACTAGGATGGAAAGCAATAGTACCTACAATCTCTGCTGCGCCGCCTGTTTCCAATCGTATTTGACTGATACCACTTTGTAATTCTCCATATTGGTTAATAAGAGCTGCCCAACTTACATCATCTGTGCCTACTTTTGTTGGTGGATCGTTTAGTGGAGTATAATCTACTTTGTTTGTGCTTGTTTCATTACGATCTAATATTTGCACAGTATTGCCTAATACAATAATACCAAAGTTCATTGGTGTGAACTTTTGACGCTCGCCTAGTAGTATTTGTCCATCAATGACGCCTTCTGCAATGCCACCTTGATCATCATAGATACTAGCAACAATCTTGTTAATAACACCAAGTTTCTTAACCTTAGCGGGCGCAGTCAACCAAATCGGTACAGTAAACGATAGTGTAGCAATATCAATAGATTCATCTACGCCCACAGGTACAGCTCTGCTTGTCCATTGAGTGGCTGCTAGTTCTATCATACTCAAACTAGTCCAATCTAAGTAGTTATCTGTGCTTTGTATTTCTAGGCTAGGATTGAACAGTACAAGAATTTGTTCTAATAGTTGTAATTTTTGATTAGTATTACTAGTCCATATGTCTACATTCATTTGCAATGTGTACGGCACAGGCATAAGTCGCTCTATAGTAAATGCATTTCCTTGCTGTGTTGTATATTCATTTGTATTAGGATCAAACTTACGCATACGAATATGTTTTTTATCTACAAATGTTGGATCTTGTATTCTTTCTCTGTTATATTCCATGCCCGTAATGTAACAACTAATCATAGGTGTTGGAATGATTTTGTTTTCACTGTTCTCACGGATAATACTGCTTACCATACGAGTAGCATCACCATACTTTACAGGAACCGTAAGCAGTGTAGTATTACCGTCACGATCTTTGCCATACTCGACCTGGAAGTTACTAAATGCACGAATAAACTGCAGTAGAAATCGTCTTATTTGTTCATCGTAAAAAAACTGTTGTGGCATTAATCTTCTCTAGGTTTTAGTGCATCACTAAGACTTTGTCTACTTGTTGCTGTAGTATTATCATCTGCAGTAAATGTACTTGTGTTATTAATAAAGTTATCTTTTTGTGTATTACCTGTACCTGGTGTAAGTTTTGAACGCACATCGTCTTCTACCTTAATCCAGCGTGTACCACTGTATCTAAACAGTCTGTTTGGTAAGAAGTCTAAGCGTAGTACAAAATCGCCTTCTTGTGCGGTGCTAGGAAAACTAGTACCCATAGTGATCGGTTCGCCGTTAGGAGCAAGTCCGTCGCCGATAAGATATCCACTGTATGCGCTATTGTTTTGTGGAGTAATTCTGCGCATATCTGCACTTGCGTCGGTATTGTCTGCATTTACAACTGTATCATCAGCGTTTATGCCTTTAGGCTCTAGTGGTCTACCTGTAACCGGGTCAGTAGGAACAATATAGTATTGACTTGTGTCGTAACCACTTTCCGGTACTTCTGCTTCGGCTGCTTGTACAACTTTATTTGTAATTTCAAGTTCTTTATTATATGTGCTTAACAGGTCTCTAAGTGTTTTATCTGTAGTGTTTCCGTCCGAATCCTCTTGAATAATGTTAAGGATATCGTTATATTCTTGTGAATCTACTAGTGGTGTACACTTCACACGCCACAAGTGACTCCACCAAGTTGGGCTAAATCCTTCACTAGGACGCGATCCTTCTTGTACCACATAGTAGCGTTTTAGGCTCAATTCTACACTTTCATCCAGTGCGCTAAAGTCTGTAAGGTGAGGCAATTCAATTACATCGCCACTCATAAGTTTACGCCCTAGGTTATTAACCATATCGTTTTCGTGGAATGTAATAAACAAAGTATCATTTGCTAGGAATAAACCAAACTGCGATAAGTCAAAGTCTGTATCGCTTACATTGTATATACCACGCAAACTGTAGATGTCTTGATCGTATACTCTATCTCTGTTCTCTAAAAATAAAAAGTCTTGTATGCCCAATGGATCAGGTTCTTGATAATTGGGTTGACTTGGATCGCTGCCACCTTGACTGGCAACACCCAAATACTTGTGTACATTGATGCCTGTACCGCCGATTGTAAACATTTCTTTTATACGACGATCAAAAAAGCGATAATCGTTGGTGTGAGCACCGTCTTTCCATAATGATATTCTTGGCATACTTTTTCCTTTGTGCGTAGTATTTATCAGGTTGACATATACCCTAATGATGCTATTATTAATAGTAAACAGAGGAGAGAAGTATGCAATATGCAATCATAAACTTTACAACAAAGCAGTCAGATTTTTATGCCACATTTGAGGATGCAAGCAATGCTTGTGTAAATTATAATGTGCAACCCGGACATGTTGTAGTAATTGTAGATTTGCAAGAAAATGCAGTAGAACAACTGTAAATTTAGGTTGACACACGCTGTAACTATGTTATATTAAGTAGTAAGTTGAAGTTAGGAGAGATAGATGAGTAAGCCAATTAGCAATGCAGCGTTTAAGAGATTTGTAACAGATATGACTGTAGAAAAGCAACAGGAAGTTGTTAGTCGTCAGTTGCGTGTTCTCCCGCAAATGATTATGGACGAAGTAGCAGGTCCTAACAAGCCGAAAGTTATTGAGTTTTTAGAGAGCCGCTTGCGTCAAGTGCGTTTAATGCAGAGCTCACTGATTGCTAACGGAAAGGTTGTTTAATGAACGATCTACTTAAAGATATTGAAACACTTACTATAGTAAAAAATGCAGTAAGTAAAGGTATTGAAACAGAAAAAGTTATTGAATTGCTCGATAGTGTGATCAAACTTAAGACTATTGAGATAACTAACTTTGAAAACGAAATGGAAAAGGAGTTTGCCCGTGGCATTGACCGCTCTTAAAGGTAAAACGCTAAAGCGTAAAAAAGCACCTGCTGCAAGACGGAAACTATCCGGCGCGGCAGCGGCACCTATGGATGACTACAACAAGTGTAGAGACTTCTTTCACTTTGAAGTAGACAATAAAGACTGTGCTGCGATTGTTAAGGCATATGTAAAGCGTGTGTTCGACAAAGAAAAAGCACGCCTTATTCTCAAAAACAAAGAATACACTCTTTCAAAAAGTCATGTTGCAACATTTTGTCATTGGCAAAACGCAGGACAAACTGCTCCTGAGCCTACTATACAATATATGACAGGCTACTTTGAGAATCTCGAGGAGCAAGGCAAATCTATTGTAGAAGAAATCAAAGCAGTAGAAGCAGAAAAGCCTAAGAATGTTTATGTGCCTAGTATCCAGGAGCGTATCAAAGAAGCAAGTGGCAACATCATTGCTGAAATTGAAGAAGTAGTTGATGATTTTATCAACTATCCTGCAAAGTTTAGCAAGTTTGATGCTGTTAAGTTCTTCCGTAGCAAGCAAGTAAATCAAGCACATGCAAGACACATTAGAGCCTTTTACGAAGGCCCACTTGCAGAGTATATTATGCTACAGCAACCTGCTCGTGAACAAGACGAGGATTTGCGTGAAGGTTATGCACACCTAAGTAAAGCAGATGTTAAGAAAGGTGTTGAACTGTTTAACAGTATTGTTGGTGCTTGCGATTTGATTACACAGGAAAGCAAAGCAACTCGTAAAACACGCACACCTAAGCCTAAGAGTGCTGACAAGTTGGTTGCTAAAATGAAGTATTGCGTAACCGACGAAAAGTATAAAGTAGCCAGCATAAATCCTGTAGATATTATTGATGCTACAGAAGTTTGGGTGTTTAATGTTAAGACACGCAAGATTGGCAAGTATGTTGCAGAAGAACATGCAACACTGCAAGTCAAAGGTACAACGCTTCAGTTCTTTGATGAGAAGGCTAGTGTGTCTAAAACACTGCGCAAGCCTGAAGAACAATTGAGAGAATTTAACAAGAGTGGCAAAGTGCAGTTGCGTAAATTCTTAGATGATATCAAGGGTGTGGAAACAAAGATGAATGGACGCTTTAATGCTGACACTGTGATTCTTAAAGCAGTAAAGTAATAAATAGTGTATAGAAGGAATACACTATGGCAACACTAGCAAGTTTAAGAGCAGATACAGTAGACTATATTCGCTTTCGTCTAGGCGACGGAATGGTGGATGTTGAACTTGATCCGGAACACTATGACAATAGCATTGACAAAGCAGTAAAGCGATTTCGTCAGCGCAGTCAAAATGCTTATGAGAGTTCATATGTATTTCTAAGTGTTGTCAAAGAACAGCAAGAGTACACACTGCCGGACGAGATCGAAGAAGTTCGTCAAGCATTTAGACGCAGTGTTGGCAGTGGATCAAGTGATACTGGTACACAGTTTGAACCATTTGAGGCAGCATTTCAGAATACTTATTTGTTGCAAAGTGGACGCATCGGTGGTATGGCAACATATGAAATGTACTATCAGTATCAGGAACTAAGCGCAAGACTGTTTGGCGGCTTTATCAACTTTGAGTTTAATCCTGTTACTAAAAAAATTACACTGCTCCGCAAGTTTAGTGCAAGCGGAGAACAGATTGTACTATGGACTTATAACCTGCGTCCAGAAAGTAGACTACTACAGGACAGACACGCCGGCCCGTGGATTCAGGATTATGCACTAGCACTTGCAAAGTATACACTAGGTGAAGCTCGTAGTAAGTTTAGTACAATTGCAGGACCGCAAGGCGGCACAAGTCTAAATGGTGATGCATTAAAAGCAGAAGCACAAGTTGAAATAGACAAACTCGATGAAGAACTACGCAACTATGTTGACGGTAGTGATCCACTTTCATTTATTATTGGCTAATAAGAGGACTTAATGATTATTGGAATTTGCGGACTGATCGGATCCGGTAAAGGAACTGTCGCTGATATTCTAGTCGACCAAGGTTTTAAAAAAGTAAGTTTTGCAGACAAGCTCAAAGATGGCGTAAGCACAATCTTTGGTTGGGATAGAGCAATGCTGGAAGGAGACACAGATGAGTCAAGAACTTGGCGTGAACAACCTGACGACTTTTGGAGTGCTGAAACGAAAATGGAAGTCACTCCTCGTTTGGTGCTTCAGTTATTTGGTACTGATTGCATGCGTAATGGCTTTGATGACGGAGTCTGGGTAAGCCTACTTAAAAAAACTATACTAGATAATCCAGGCAATTATGTAGTGCCTGATGTGCGTTTTGAAAATGAGATTGCTATGCTGCGTGACATTGGCGGCGAAGTGTGGGAAGTACAGCGTGGTCCAACTCCGGAGTGGCTTATTCAATATGAAATCACAGGTGCAGAACCTAGAGAAATACACCCAAGCGAATGGCGCTGGATCAAAAGCAGAAAAGATGTGGTGATTGAAAACAACAGTACACTAGCTGAACTTAATCGTCAGGTGTTAAGTCACCTCGGCGCCATCCCGTTTTAACTAATTCTGCATTACAGTTTAAACAAACTGTTTTTAAGTTCTTGTTAGCAACATTAGTTAAATCGCCATCAATATAAAACACAGTAACTTGACTTCTTATGCTGGGCTTAAATCCACAAGCCTCGCAGTTTCGCTTGACTTTATATCCACTATCTACCCACAATGGCTTTACAGGCTTGTGTAACTTCAAGCACTGCTCGCACCTCTTTCTATAAAAAACTTTATCGTCTCTATAGTAGTTTACTGCCTTAGGGCGTTGCCCGCATATTTCACAAATCGGTCTCATAGTGTATTTAACACGGACCTTTAAAGGGATTTAGTAAAACAGGTGTTTTTTAAGGTGGTATGGATAAATATTATATATAAAAAATCTTGTGAGAGATAAGGAACTTAAACATGGCACTAATATCACCAGGTGTAGAAGTCACAGTAATTGACGAAAGTAACTACACACCAAACGAAGCAGGAACAGTAGCAGCGATTGTTATTGCAACTGCACAAGACAAATTAAGCGGTACAGGATCAGGCATAGCAGCAGGTACTACTGCAGCAAATGCTGGCAAGACTTATTTAATTGGAAGTCAAAGAGAATTAACTTCAACATTTGGTAATCCAACATTCTATAATACCGCAACAGGTTCGCCTATTAATGGTTACGAACTTAACGAATACGGACTTATGGCAGCATACAGTATGCTAGGTGTAACAAACCGTGCATATGTTATGAGAGCAGACATTGATCTTGCAGAACTAGTAAGCAGTACAAGCCGTCCGCTCGGTAATCCAACAAACGGAACAAATTGGTGGGATGTAAGTGCTGATACACGCTGGGGTATTTTTGAATGGAATCAAAGTACTGGTGCATTTACAAATAAAATTCCAACTGTAATTACAAGTACAACAGATTTGACAGGTGGTGTTCCAAAAACTTCAATTGGTGCTATTGGTGATTATGCATTGGTTGCAACTAATACCTCAAATCCAGTTTACTACAAAAACCGCAGTAATGCATGGGTACTAGTAGGCAGTGCAACATGGCAAGTTGCACATGCAACAATTGCTGGCACAGTAGCAAGCCCGGCACTAACTAACGGCAACAGTATTGATATTAACGGAACAACTGTTACACTAACAGGCACAACAGTAGCACAGCTCGCAAGTGATATTAACACAGCAACAATCACAGGTGTTACTGCAGCAGCAGTTTCTAATAAAATTGAACTTTATGCAACAAGCAGTGCAACAAGCGAGCAGATCATTCTTGCTAACAACTCGGGTACAATTCTTACAGATGCAGGCTTAACAGCAGGCACATATGCAAGACCAAAAGTTAACCAAGATCCACATTACACTGTTCCAGCCTGGAAGTCAACAGACACAACACCTCGTCCAACAGGCAGTGTATGGGTCAAAACAACTTCGAGCAACTTAGGTTTCCTAGCAGATGTTAGTACATACAGTACATCAACAGGTTCGTTTGTGAGTTATAATGCTCCTGCATACGAAAACGATCAAACTGCACTTAAAAATTTAGATACAACAGGCGGCAGTGCAATCTCAGTAGGTAGTTTTTATGTACAATACGATGTAAGCGAAAACGACACAGTAACTTATAAATTGTTTAAGCGTTACAGTGCAGGTGCATTAGCTGTAACTGGTACAGTAAACAGTGCAACACCACTAACAAGTAGCAACACATTTACAATTAGTGCAAGTGCAGCAAATAGTACAGCATTGAGTAGTGCAGTAACAGTTACACTAAGCGGTACAAGTCTTGCAGATATGGCAAGCGATATCAATGGTGCTAATGTATCCAATGTAAGTGCAGCAGTTAACAGTAGTGGATACCTTGTAATCACACACAGCCTAGGCGGTGTTATTATAATGAAAGACACAAGTGGTACTCCGCTAACCGACGCAGGTATTACAACAAGTATTACAACAGGACAAGTTCGTGCAGGTAACGCAAGTGATCTTATCTTAAGTAACTGGATTGCAGACACTTATACAGCAAGCACAAGTGCTCCAAGTGCAAATCCGGCAGACAATACACACTGGTATGCAGGCGGATTTGAAGCAGACATTATGATTCATGATGGCACAACTTGGAGAGGCTATCAAAACATCACTGACACACGTGGGTATTCACTAGCAGATACAAGTCCAGCTGGTGTCATTTTTAGTACATTAGAACCAACTGTACAAAGTGACAATACTGTGCTAGTTAACGGTGATTTGTGGATTGACACAAGTGATTTGGAAAACTATCCAGCACTTTACAGATATCAAACTGTAAGTGGAGAGCAGCGTTGGGTAGCAATTGATAAAACTGATAATACAACAGAAAATGGTATTATTTTTGGCGATGCTCGCTTTATTGGTGATACAACAACTGATGTTGTTACCGGAACAATTCCAACAACTACTAGTTTACTAAGCAGTGATACAGTTGATATTGACCGTCCGGATCCAACAATTTATCCGCGCGGTATGCTACTGTTTAACACACGCCGCAGTACATATGGCGTAAAGCAGTTTAAGAGCAATTACTTCTCACGCACTAACTTTAGTGATGCAACACTATACCCAACACTTCCTACAGAAAAGGATGCATGGGTAACAGTAAGTGGTAGTACATTTGGACGCAAAGCAACAAGAACTATTGTAGCGAATGCAATGAAGAGTGCGTTAGATGCAAGTGCAGAATTAAGAGAAGATGCAAGAACATTTAATCTTATTGCAGCACCAGGCTATCCAGAGCTAATCAGCAACATGGTAAGTCTGAACAACGACAGACGCCAAACAGCGTTTGTAGTAGGCGACAGTCCAATGAGACTAGCAGCAACAAGCACTGCTATTGAGAACTGGGCAACAAACACAGCGGCGGCAAGCGACAACGGTGATGATGGACTGGTAACTAGTGATCCATATTTGGGTGTTTTCTATCCAGCTGCAACAACAAATGACCTAAGCGGTAACACAATTGTTGTTCCAGCAAGTCACGCAATGTTACGCACAATTGCTAGAAGCGACGATATTAGTTTTCAGTGGTTTGCTCCAGCAGGTACACGCCGTGGACTAGTAGACAATGTTGCAAGTATTGGTTACATTAACAGTGTAACAGGTGCATTTGTAAATGATAACATTCGTGAAAGTGTAAGAGATACACTGTATACAAACAGAGTTAATCCAATTGCATTCTTCACAGGTAGTGGTATTCTTAACTATGGCAACAAGACTCGTGCAACAACACCAAGTGCGCTAGATCGAATTAATGTTGCTAGACTTACAGGTTATCTTAGAAAGCAACTGCAAACAATTGCAACTGGTTATGTATTTGAACCAAACGATAAGATTACTAGAGACGAGCTAAAGCAGCAAGTTGAACAGACTCTAAACGATTTGGTTGCAAAGCGCGGTGTATACGATTATTTGGTAGTGTGTGATGAAACAAACAACACTGCAGATAGAATCGATCGTAACGAGCTATATGTTGATGTTGCTATTGAGCCTACAAAGGCTGCGGAATTTATCTTTATTCCGATCAGACTTAAGAACACAGGCGAGATTGCAAGCGGAAATGTAGCGGCAGCACAAACTGTATAAAGAAACAAAAAAAGACATGGGGAGTTTTTACTCCCCATTTTTTGTGACTGGAATTAGATAAATACTTTTATAATTATTAGGAGCAGAATGAAATGTCAGTTTCATCATTAACCAAATTTACAGTACCAATTGATGGTGACCAGAGTGCAGCAAGTCAAGGCTTGTTGATGCCAAAACTTAAATATCGCTTTCGTGCGTCATTTGAGAATTTTGGTATTAGTACTCCACGCACAGAACTTACTAAGCAAGTAATGGATATTACACGCCCAGAAGTTACTTTTGATGAACTTCCAATTGAGATCTACAACAGTAGAACTTATTTGATTGGTAAGCATACTTGGAGTCCTGTTACAATCAACTTGCGTGACGATGTTAACGGTGGAGTTACAAAGTTGGTAGGGGAGCAAATCCAAAAGCAGTTTGACTTTATGGAGCAAAGCAGTGCAAGTTCAGGCATCGATTATAAATTTATTACACGCTTTGAACTTCTAGATGGCGGAAACGGTGCAAATACACCAACTGTGCTTGAAACTTGGGAATTATATGGTTGTTTTGTTACCAGTGTTAACTACGGTGATCTTAACTATGCAAGTAGCGAAGCAGCAACAGTAACCATGAACCTAAGATTCGACAATGCTGTCCAATCACCACTGGGTGACGGTATCGGCGCAAGTGTAGCGAGAACACTAGGCACAACCGTTACTGGCTAATAGGAGCTCTATCCGATGGCTAGTGTAAACAGTCAGTTGCAGCCAATAAGTGTAACAGATACAGTGCGTGACTACAAACATGCGTCACGCACTTTTGTTGACAATAATTTCGAGTTACAGCCTCGACACAGTAATCTTTTTCATGTTGTATTCAGTTTTACTGCAGAAGCAGCAACACTTTTTAATACTATAGAAAAACTAGAATTGCCAATACTTGTTAAGAGTATTGACCTGCCGCAGTACACAATTGATGTACGAACACAAAATCAGTATAATCGTAAAGTACAAAGTCATCATGGTATGCAGTATCAGCCAATTACTGCAGTATTTCATGACGATGTCAAAGAACTTATTCGCAACATGTGGCACAAGTATTATATATTTTACAATGCAGATGCTACATACGATTTAGATAGTAACAGTTATACTCCTTATGACAAATACAATGATAGAGTACAACAACAGTGGGGTTTTCAAAGAGGCAATAAAAGATTCTTTAAAGATATTAAAATTTATAGTATGCACAACCATAAGTTTGCAGAATATACTCTAATTAATCCAATCATTACTGCTTTTAATCATGATAGTCACTCTTATGGTAATCCTAGTTTTATGCAAAATAGTGTACAGTTTGCATACGAAACTGTAAAGTATGCAACAGGTTATGTTAATGAAATAACTCCTCGAGGATTTGGAGACATTCATTACGATGTGGAGCGTAGTGATATTGCACCTGTAGATAGTGAAAATAAAGCATTTATAAATGGTGAGTTAACATCAGTATCAGGGCAACAACCAGCAGATCTTTTCCAGGGAAACCTAATAGGCGTAATTAAAGATGCTGATATTGTATATGGTAGTCAAAAACAAGTTCTAACCGGCAATGTTTTACAAGACACACTTAGTATACTAGCAAACAATGCACTTACTGGTAAAAAACTTACTAGTAATGTACTTGTACCAGTAACTGGTTTAGGAAAACAATTACTTGAAAACAGTTTTATTGGACCTGAAAACATTGTAAAAAATGTGTCAAACTTTTTTACAGGAAATCCAATAGTAAAAACTCAAGGTCAAAACATTACAACTAATAAGTATACTAGTATTAGCAACAGTGTTTCACAATCACCAATTGGGTATGCTACAAATATACCTAACAATAACGGATCTATTGCTAATCCAATTACTATGAGTCAGAATGTGAAACATAATAGTTCTACTAATACTGCAGGTACAAGAACGCAAAAAATAAATCAATTAACTCAGCGTTTAAATAATCCAAACACTCCTGACGGAGAAAAGAACGCTATTAGGCAACAACTACAGTTAATGGGGAAATAAATGGCACAAAGTACAAATTTACCTATTAAAAATCCTCAAGATGATTTTGATCAAAGAGCACAAGATTACTTTGTTAATTATTACAACAGTCAGATTAAAATGACCGATAATGAATATGAACTAGTAAAAAGTTTCTTTGTACAAAGAACAGATAATGTTGAAGCTGCAGCAGCACTAACTGCGGCAGTAATTCAAGCAGCAAATGAACTAGATGTGTTTGTTTCTGATGTAATTGACTCTTTTCAAAATAGTACTAATTTAAAAGAAGCAATACCCACTTTTTTAAATTTGAGCAGACGCGGTAGTAGTTTGTTAGGATACGAAGCTGGGTTACAACCTACGGAAAACATAGTACGCCAAGTGAGTGCGTAATGTTTAGTCGTAACAAATACGCTAACGGTATATACACTATAGCAAACCCAGGCAAGTATAGTGGCAACAAAGAGCCTCGCTATCG